CCGGATGGTAGCCAAGGTGCGCCACCCCTTTAGCATACTTTCCAGAACCATCAAGGTTTGAAGCGTCGGGCCGCGATACGCGGCCCCCTTCCCACCCACCGAATCTGAGGACCGCCTAGGCGGCCCGTGATCAGCGATTCCGCGACACGCGGGACCGCCCTCATCATGCGCAGCGTGTGGCTGAAAACTGCGATTCAGCCGGCGCTTTCGTGCAGGGATCGTAGTCCAGCACGGCCGTCTGGGTGCGCGACGAGTGCAATTCGGCGTACACCTGGGGCGGGAACCGGCGGGAGACATGGACGCCATCCTTCGGGTCGCCAGCGCCGGCAACGCGATCGATCGCGGTCAGGTCGAGGGGCTTGGTCATCGTCACCATCCTGCGGAACGGCCGTCGGCGCTGACCCACAGCGGCGCGGCGGTGGGGCAGGCGTCCGGCCCGCGAAAGGGTTTGACCAAGTCGCGCGCGATCCGGTGCGCCTAGATCTCAAGAGTGTTGAACTCGGCCGCCGATCGCGGGCCCTTGCGAACGCGGCGGATCAGCGACTCCAGGCGGTCCCAGGCGCTTTCCAAGTCATCGGCGCGGCCTTCCCGACCCGCAAAGCTGCAACGGGAGGGGTCGGCCATCGGAGAAACTCCGAACGCACGAAAAGCCCGCCCCGATCATGTCGAGGCAGGCAATCCGCTCAGGTCGCATTTCGCGCGGGGTCATTTTAGGCCACAAATCTGTCCGTTTGGCAGGGTCTGATTTGGGTCGGCGCACGATCGCAGCCCCCTCCATTTTTGCGAGCTTCTGTTGTTAAAATATAACGATTGCCGGTACGCTCCGTACCGCGACTCGTGTTTGATGGCCCATTCGGGAGCCGCAACCATCATCGGCCGCAAGGCTGGCAATGGATCGGGAGGAACGGAATGGGCTTACGATCTTATCGAGATCGCTCGCGTCCACGCGTGCGCTTGCGACGGTGGGTATTCGGATTATTTTCGTTGATGTGAGCAGGCATTGCCGAGGCGCAGGACGGCGAAAAGCCGCCAGAGGGCCAGCCTCCAGAGGCTCAAGTGCCTGACATCGTCGTCAATGGAATACGCCAGCCAGCACCAGTACTTTTCGACACCTTTCTGCCAAACATACCCGTTGTAGCGGGGCAGTATATTTTCGCCGACGAGCCCCAAGGGCCGGTTAGAAATCAGCATCAATGCACAAGGAAAAATGCGGTTCGTGAAGCTGGAACCGATAAAGCTGCTACCGAGATCGAGGCAATGATTAAAAGCCCGGAACGGGAAATGGCAGTTCGTGAATACTCTTCCGTCATTATCGCCAACTTCGCCGATCCCAACAACCCTTCGTTCCAGACAGGTGAAGTTATGAGGGGCGAATCTTGGGCAGAGGCGGCTGCGGCCGGGCGAGACGTACCGCAGACGGTGGTCAGAGTCCCTGCGCTCGGCATGTACGACCGCATAGTCGCAGTGGAGCATTCCCACCCTCGTGTCGGTGTTCCGGATGCTGAACTGAACAAGCTCCCATCGGACACGGATTGGGGAGTGCATGACGCATTATTGAGCAAATATGGCTCGTCGAAAATGGCCCCGACTTATGCTTTCAGCCATTATGTCATTGGGCCGGACGGCGTAATGCGACAGTATCGCCAGGATGGCGGTCGGCCTACGCGCCCGACAAGTGGCATTGTCAATCGTTGCTGATAAGAGATTCACAAATGTTTGATGTGCTATATTTTGGCGTGGCCATGTTTGTCGCGCAGGTTCCGGCCCAGGACATCACGATTGGCCCAGACCCGCGGCCAACGCAATTGGTTTCCCAATTCTCCGCCGTCTGCAACAATCACGCTGTCTTTGTTCAGCTGCAGACCGATCCGAAGAAAGATGCCACGCTCACGCAAATCAGCATCGACGGGCGCGATGTTACAAACAACCCTTTGTTCGCGGAGGTTAAGCAGTTTGTTCCGACCCTAGAATACCCTTCGGTATCGGCCGTCTATTGCCCGGCTGGCCGTATCTCTTTCGTAGTTTCCGGTCGCCCCAAAGTGGGCACCGACACTCTTTATCGCGTCTCCTTTCCAATCGACCTGAAATAGCTGGGGTGGATAAGGCGTCGTCGAGATAACATTTCGAACTCGAACGACGCCCCTTCCATTACAAAAGCCGCGCATGTGCCGCCACCAGGGTCGCCCGGTCGACCTCCCGCACCGTCTCTGTATGAAAGCGCGGCCAAGCATCCAGCGCCTCGACCAGCAGCCGCTTGGCCCGCCGATGCGCCATCCCATGCATTCGTGCCGCGACCGTGAAGCCGATCCCACCGACGATCATGTCCAGGATCGCCGCCGGGGACGAAAGCGAGGTCCGCCACCGGGTATAGGCTACCTCGGCCCACACCGCCCCCGACGCCTCGTAAAAGCGCCCAACGCTGCGAGGCGACCGGTCCACGCGCGTCTCGATGCTGGGGATCGCGACGGCGACGTCGCCGACCACGATGCGATGCGCCGCCTCCAGTTGGTCGGCGTCGATGTCGCCCGCCGTATAGAGCCGCGCATCATGAACCCCGGCGTCGTCGATGATTACCGACGCGGGGTGAAGTCACTGTCGCGCACGCTGGAGGAAGCGGCCGGCGTCGAACAGGCCGAAGTAAAGCAACGGCTGCGCGATCTGATCGAAGGGGTAAAGATCCGCCCAACCAATACTGATTGGGACATCTAAGTATTGTCGTCTGCGGAATCGGCTGTCGCACTTACAACAGTCCCCCAGAACCCACGAAGGGGTTCTGGAAAGTCTGCACCGGGTGGTAGCGAAGGAGGGACTTGAACCCCCGACACGCGGATTATGATACCCCAAGAAGGCGCTGATTAGTCTCGGATTTTTTCCCAATCAAGGGAAAAATCGCGCGTGAAAATTCAAGGGGTTAGCGCCAGCCGTCCAAATGGACGTGACGCATGACGGCGCGATTCGGCGATCTTGCAGCATCAATCCTCTCGACCACGCCTGGTCATCGCAAAGAGGGTGACGCAACCGATCCGGTTCGGCGGGGTAGCTATCACGAGGATAGCAAGCAGGCGAAACCCTGGCGCCGACATGGCGATGGTGACCGGCGCAAATGGGGGGCGTTTAAGGGCGCTGCGCTCGGCGCGTTCGACAAGCTGTACCGGGCCCATAGCATACAGCTTCGCCAGGAGCGCGCTGACCGCCGCGCCGGCAAGCGCCAGGATGTCACTGATCCTCGCAAGCGGCTCCATGGCGACGATCGCGCGGTCCTCGCCTACCTGCTCGATCGCTACAACCATGTCACTGGCGAGCTTTACCCTCGCATTGATTCGATCATCGACGCCGTCGGCAAGAGCCACGGCTTTGTAAAAGCCGCGCTCGCGCGCCTGCGCGAGTTCGGTTTCCTGTGCTGGGTTCGTCGCACCAAAACCAAAGAGGGCTCAGAGGGGCAGGCCGGACCGCAGCTCGAACAGACATCAAACGCGTATTTCTTCGCCTGGGGAGAGCAACTGGTCCAGGAGGCCAAGGGCGCGTTCCAGAACCTTTTGACGATCGCGCTTAAGAAGCTGCGCGGAACCGGTGGGGTCACCAAGCCGGCCTGGCCTTCCGATCCCGCTCTCTCCGCCGCCCTCTCCAATGTGCGCGACGAACTCGATCGGCGGGACGCCGTCGTGCCGAGTGCGAGTACATAGTTTGCCCACTACCCGCAGGAAGAATTAGATAAAAGGAAACGCTTCGCGTTGCGCAGTTTGAGATGACCCCTTCTCCTCACCCGGCCGGAAAAATCCCGCCCTTGATCGCCAAGAACCGGCGGTCGGGAGCGTCGGCTCTGCCGACGCGATGCTGCCTGGGGAGCAGCAAGCGGGTTTTTCAGCCCCTGCCCCACAGAGCCCGCCAAGCGCATCTGGGTGCATCAGGATGCATCACGACCCTCAACGCGATTTCGCCTCTGTACGCCCCGGAAAACCGGCCTGCATCAAAGGTCCACTTTGCATCAAAAGCGACCTAAAAAGCCTGCGGGCGAGGCGGGGGGTCTTGCGCGGAAATCGGGGTCGCGACAGATTTGACCGATTTTGTGTAACAATATTACATTAAATAAAATTTCACAAATTTTGAAAAAAATTGCGCGTAATAATGTTACAAGACGTTGGTAATCGTCCCGGCCGGCAAAGCGTCCTGCGGATGCGGCTCGTCCTCTCCCCAGCGTCCTTCGCGCTCGCCGATCTGACGGATGATCCGGCTGGGACGAAGGATCACGGCTTCGTTTTCAGGCCTGCCCATGACGCGCGTCAGGATATCCTCGACCATCTTGTTCAGGACTGTTTCGCTCTCGATACCGAACGCCTTCTTTTCGGACCGGCGATAGAGCTTGAGCGCAATGCTCAGCACGAGGCGCAAATGGTCGCGCGATACCCGCTCCATCAGAACGACATCCAATCGATCTCGGCATCATCGAGCGCCGCGAAGGCATCGCCATCGGCCCCCATGTCGCGCAGCCGCGCCCGCACCTGGTCGGGCGTCCCGTTGCGGGGAAAGCCGCGATCCGCGCGGGCGGCGGCCGCGATCGGATCAATCCAGTCCCCCCGGTCCTTCTGCGCCATCAGCCATGCGCCGAACGGCTCGCGGGCCTGTCCATATTCAGCAAGCATCGTTACCTCCATCGACTCGATAGAGGTGGAATATAGCATGTTCCTTATTTGTTCCAGAAGATGGGGCGATCCGGCCCGCCCGGCCGCGATCGGCCGGGCGATGCGATCACGCGGCCGGTAGCAGCCGCTGGGGCGTCTCCTCGATCGGCTGCCTGGTCCGCACCGCCTGGACCTGCACCGCCTCATTGATTCGGAGGAACCGGGCCAGGAGCGGCACGATCTCCAGCATCCAGAACATCCCGGTCGCGTCCTTCGGGTTTCCGAACGCCGATCCCTGCGCCGGCACGATCCCGAGCAACTGGGGCGGCACCCGGTGCGCCGCCAGGACATCGTCCCGTGTCGCGTTCTTGATGTCGAGGAACACGTCCTTGGCGCCCTGCTCGGCGACGGGGAGGATCTTCAGGCTTCCCTCCTTGCCCGCCGGCGCGTGGACGAACAGGTTGCGGAAATTGCCCGGCCCCTTCGACGCGCGCAGTGCCGCGCGCAGCTTGGTCGTGTCCTTCTCGTCGATATCGCCGGTGGCATAGAGGATGTAACCGGCGTGGCTTCCGTTGAGGTAATAGCGGCGCCGGAACAGCGTCGCCGCCTCGTTGAGCAGCGCGGCCTGGATCGCCGAGATATACTCAGGCGCGCCATAGATCTCCTGGTTGATATCCGGCTGCATGATCTGCACCACGGCACCGGCGGGATAGGCCACCTCGGGGGAGCTGCCCGGCACATACCAGAACACCCCCGGCTCAACGCCCCGCCGCATATATTTGGCGGGCAGATAGTCGAGGCGGACCAGGCCGCCGAAGCGATTGGCGATCTGGAGCAGATAGCATTCGCCAAACACCAGGAAGTCCTGGACCAGGCGCTCGAACACGGCGCTGGAAAGGTAGGGCGTCGCCACCACCTCCGACACGACGATATTGCGCTTGAGCAGGATCGCGCTGCTATGATGCGGCGATGCGTTGAACGACCGCGCCAGGCCCTCGCGCGACAGGGGCGGCTCGTACCAGCGATCGTTGCGATAGACCTGCAACATATCGAGCAGGCTCCGCCGGTCGAGGACCGATTCCGGCTCTCCGAACGTGAACGCCTCCACGCCCCCCTGATCCGCGACCGCAACCGCGTTCGTGTCGCCGGAGATAGCCATACTGGCCGCCGAACTCGTCTCCGATGCCGTCATACGCCGGATCTTGGTCTTCTTCGTCACCGATGATCTCCATCCGCGTCTTGGGTCGGGTCTGACCGTCGAGCGGCTCGTTGATGAAAATATGCATGGCGGCCCACGCCATGTCGGCATGGCCGGTCTCGTCCGCCCTGCTGGCCTTCCAGGTGATCGCCTTGCCGGAGCGGGTCAGCGCCTTCTTGATCGACAGGAAGGCCGATTGCAGGTCGGTCCACCCACCGTCGAACTCGACTCGGCCGCGCGCGATCGTGTGCTGCGCCTTCATGACCATCTGCGCCTTGGCCTCCAGCGAATACTGGATCTTGACCACGCCGCGATGCCGGTCGCGGATGAGCTGATAGACGCTGGCACCCACGCCCGACGCGTCGACGCCGATATAGGTGCAATTGTAGCGCTTGAGCCGCGACAGGATAAACTCCGCCTGTTCCTGGAAGTCCGCACCGCGAAGCTGATGCTTTTCGATCAGGCGGAACTTGCCGTTCGGACCATCGGGCGGGATCGCGATGACCAGCGCCGCATTGTCGCCGTCCTCGCTCTCCTGCGGGTCGTAACCGGCCCACACCTCCCGATCGCCCACCGGCCGATCGGACAACAGGTTGATGTCGCGCCAGTCGACATCCGCGTCGACCGTGCAGCGTTGCAGCTCGTTGAACTTGAAAGCGGACAGGCTGTCGTCGACGAACTGGCACCCATAGAGGTTCGCATATTCGTCGGGCGCGTTCTCGTCGCGCACCTCAGCCAAGTCGAACAGGTCACACCCCTGCTCCGCCGCATCCTCCAGCGTCAGCATGTGGCGCCAGATCCGATCGGCGCCGAGCTGACCGCCCTTCAGAGCGTCATAGCTGACATCGATGGCGACCTGAGCGTCCTTCTTGCGCCGGCGATTGAAGCGCGACCCGGTCCACAGTGAATAGGCCTGGTGTGCGACGGTCGACGGCGTCGACAGATAGGTCTTCCGCCAATGCTTGTGGCTGGCCATCGCCTTGGCGACCTTGTCCAGCTCCTCAAACCCATAGACCCAGAAAAATTCGTCAAAATAGAAGTTGCCAGAATAGGCCTGCGCCGTCCGGGCATTGGTGCCGAGGAAGATCAGCTCGGCGGTCGGCTTGTCCTCGGGCAGTCCCTCCGCCGATACGACGATCGGATCGCCCTTCAGTTTTACGCCAACCCGCGCCGCAAACTGAATGATGTACTTTTTAAAGACATGCGCCTGATTTTTCGATGCCGATAGGAATATCTGGTTGCCGCCACCTTTCAGCGCATCGAGCAACGCTTCCCGCGCGAAATAGAAGGTCGCGCCGATCTGACGCGACTTAAGGACCATGCGGGTGCGCTGATGGCGGTTATCCCACCACAATTCATTATATTCGAAATTCTCGGCGTGGAAGATTTCTTCCAGCCGCGCGATCTGCTCGGCAGTGAAGTAGTTGGCGGGCGCCCGTTCCTTACGCTCCCCGGCGTTGCGATTGGCGACCTTCTCGTTGAGATCGCCTTCATGACCGCCCGGTGCCTGGTATCGCCGCACTCGTGCGCCCGCCACGACCTGGCGCATCAGGAGATCGATCTCCTTGAAATCGCCGCCCGTCTTCTGCTCCTTGGCGATAAGGGTATTGAGGCGGCACTCGAGCGCGTCTTCGATCTTGGTCAGCGACGGCGCTTCGTCCCACCGGTCCCGTTGTTTCCAACTCTCGACCGTCGCGCGCTTGAGCCCCAGCTCGTCCGCGATCTGGGTAACGCCCCACCCCCGCCAATACAGGCTTCGCGCCTGGCGCTTCGCGTCGACCGGGATCGGCATCGTCGACGCGGGCAGCGGCATGTCATGATCGGGCGGGAGCTTGTCCATCGCCGGCGACGGTAACCACCGTCGATCGCCGCCCGCGCCGTCCCGCTCCTGTAGAGAGCCTCTCTACAAGAGCGCCGCGTTGCGCGCACGCGCCCCTTGCGCCCTGTTCAGCCGGTCAAATCGGCCCGTCGAGGGCGGCTATCAGGGATCGCAACAGCGATGGGCACCAAGAGCAAGTTTTTCCGCGCTTTCGTCGAAGGCAACACGATCAGCGACGGCCGGACGATCACCGCCGGCATGATCGATGAGATCGTCGCGACCTTCAATCGCGAGACGTACAGCCCGCGCATCAATGTCGAGCATATCGCCGGCTATAGCCCGGAACCGCCCTTCAACGGCTATGGCGATGTCTATGCGGTCAAGGCGCAGGACGATCAGATCACGATCGACGGAAAGCAGGAAAAGCGCCGCGCCCTCTACCTCCAGGTCGACGCCAATGACCAGCTCCTCAACCTCGCGGCGACCGACCAGAAGCCCTACCCCTCGGTCGAACTGACCCCCTCATATGCCGGATGCGGCAAGACCGGGATCGTGGGCTTGGCCTTCACCGACAACCCCGCCTCGATCGCGACCCAGCGCCTGCAATTTTCGCGCTCGGCGCCCGGCACCTTCCATGCGCACGGCGCCGAGGCGGTGACGCTGGAGTTCGACGCGCCCCCGCTGGACGCCAGCAAGGCGGACGGCGCCATCGCCAACTTCTTCAACACGCTGGCGTCGAAGTTCGGTCGCACCGAGCAGGAAAAGCCCAAGGACGAACCGAAACCGAAGCCTGCCAACGACAATTTCGACGCCGGCAATTTCGCGGTCGAGATGGGCAAGACGGTCGCGCAGTCGATCTCGGCGGCCATGGCGCCCCTCGTCCAGGCCAACACCAAGCTGACCGCCGATTTCGCGGCCCTCCAGGCCAAGCTGGAGAAGGAACCCGTCAACACCTTCTCCCGCGATCCCGCGACGGGCGGCAACACCACCGTCCTGACCGATTGCTGATCGGTCGCGCCTCTTAGCCCCGCCCGTAGAAACAGGACCCGCCCACCATGCACAACTCCACCCGCGTCGCCTTCAACGCGATGCTTGGTCAGATCGCCTCCATCAACGGCATCGAGGTCGATGTCGTTCGTGGCGAGAAGCAATTCTCGGTCGCGCCCTCGGTCGAACAGAAGCTGGAGGAGGTGATCCAGCAGTCGAGCGAATTCCTCAACCAGATCAACATCGTGCCGGTCGATGCGCAGGAAGGCGCAAAGGTGGGCCTCGGCGTCAACCGCCCGATCGCCAGCCGCACCCTCACCAACAGCGCGACCGGCGTGAAGCGCAAGCCGATCGATCCCACCGACACCGGCGATCGGGGCCGCTACTTCTGCGCACAGACCAACTCCGACACGGCGATCAGCTATGGCAAGCTGGACATGTGGGCGCACAAGCCCGAGTTCCAGACGCTCTATCGGAACGCGATCGTCGCGCAGCAGGGGCGCGACCGGATCATGATCGGCTGGAACGGCGTCTCGCGCGCTGATACCACCGACATCACCGCCTATCCGCTCCTCCAGGACGTCAATTTCGGCTGGCTGTACAAGATTCGCCAATTCGCGCCGGCGCGCCACCTGGCGGGCGGAACGCTGACCCCCGCGACCCGCGATCCCGTGACCGGCCGCGTGACGGTCGGCGGCAAGATCTACGTCGCGGCCGGTCACGGGATCGCGGGTCGCGGGGGTCAGCG